ATAAACCCTATCTTTTATTTCCCATTCATTAGATGGTTTTAATCTTTCTCTTGCTTTTGGTTGCTCAATAACAACCGTTTCAACTACTTTCTCTACATGCTCATCACCAGGATCTCCTTGGTACGAGTCTTTTGTTTTTGCTTTTTTAGCCATAATATAATATAATAAAAATTAATAAAAATAAAAGTACCGAGGCCGAAGCCCCGGTTCTTTCAATAGTTTGTGCTTATTTCATTAACATGAAATTGTTAGCACCTTGTGTAACTAGACATCTTTCTGATAGCATATGAATTTGCATTGCATCTAAAGCAGACGTAGTAGCTCCAACAGAGCCAGTAACCCAAGTTTTCATTCTTCTATCGTCAGTTTGTGAAGCTCTGTAACGAACGTGTAAGAATGGTCTTTTTAGGTTTTTACCCATTTGTTGGTCATAAACTGTAGAAGTACCAGCTGGAATAATAACACCTCTAATTGCTTCAGAAGCATTAGCAGCATTAATACCACCTCTTGTAGCTAGATCATTTAAGTATCTAAAGTCAGACTTGTAGAAATCGTAAGATCCACGTCTAAAACCAGAAAAACCTAAGTTTAACGCCATATCTTCAGAATTGTTAAATACTCCGTAAGAAGTACCACCAGCTCCGTAAGAATTCATTGCAGCTAACATATCATCCATTGCAAGAGACGTAGCTCTATTTACGAACATCATGTTTTCTTCAATAGCACCTTGCTTGTCAAACTCAGCTAAGATAGCATCAAATTCAGCTAAATCAGTAGAAGCATTAACACCAGTAACACCAGAAGTTAAATTACCTCTTGACTCAATAGCAGCAAATAAACCTTCAGTACCAACTTGACTTGCACCAGTAGCAGAACCAGAAACAAGAGCATTTCCATCTATTCCAGAAGCAACAAGATTTAACTCACCTTCAAGCATTGCCATTTCTAAGTAGTCGTTAAAACGAGCTCTTGTATCAGCTTCAGCTTTTAAATACCACATGTAACCTGCAGCACCTTCTTCAGAAGAAACTTCAACCCAACCAACTCTAGCAGTATCAGAACCTGACACTTCGTAGTAGTCTTTTAAGATAATTGGTTTGTTAGAAAAAGTTTGAAAAACAGGTTCGTTAGCACCTCTTGAATCAGTTGCAGCAGAATTTGCAGCATTGTTGTAACTATCACCTTTACCAAATTCAGAACCATAAACTAATATAGTTGTGTCCTCAGTTCCACCAACAGTTGTTAAACCAGCAGTGTTTAATGAAGCAAAGTCATAAGGCATAACATCAATTACACTTGCTGTATCAACAGCTTCTACGATACATCTAACAACTCCTTGAGAGTTTGCTACTAAAACCGTGTCATTAACTCTAATACCGTGGTTTACACCTACGTCATTTCCATCAATGTCAACTTCGATTTCAATTTGCCCACCAGAAGCTGTACCACCAGTAACTGATTGAATGTGACCTTTATAAGAAAGATGTAATCTTCCTTGCTCAGACCAGACAACTTGATCAGCTGCCATAGCCTCTTCAGCTCCTACTTGTGAAAGAAATCCTGAAATAGTTCTCGGTCCGAAAACTTCAGCTTCTTTTTCCATAAGATCTGGTAAATATTGTTGAGCCCAACCCATATCTTGGTTGAAGTCAATGTAGTTTGTAGATAGTGCTTGCGGTCTTGGTGCCGGTACAATATTCAAACTACTTCCTGCAGTAATACTCATAATTTTGTTTTTTTAAATTTATTATTTATTTTTAATTTTAAACTTAAAGCTAGGAGAGTCGTCGCCTAACACTTTATATTTAACACCGCTAGTATTAGTCTCTCCGTGTTGTTGGCGAGGACTCATATCAACGTTTTTAGATTTAGCAACGCTAGTTTTCATAGCATCAACCTTACCTTGTTCGTAAAAGTGATTAGCAATAGCATCAGCGTTCATTGCTGTATATAGAGATTTATGATAACCTTTAGCATCTGACATTTCATTTTTTTCATTCAAGAACTTCTTGACAAAATTATTAATATCGCTTTGAGTATCTTTTACCTCTCCAGCATTCTTCACATTAAACCTATACTTTTTTTCGCCGACGTTATATTCAAAACCTTTGAACTTATCGTTAAAAACTTGATTCGTTTTATTTAAAAAATTATCAGTTTGTTGTTTTGCTACTTTTTTAGTCTCTTCAGACTCCTTGTTATATCTATTAAAGAAGTTCATTGCTTTTTGAGCTTCAGGCGTTAACCTTGACCCAGCTTTGATCTCTTCATAGTATTTAGACTTTTGCCCGTCTAGGTGGCTTTTAGCGCTGGCAACTTGCTCTTTAAGCGCTATTTTTTTCTTTTTAACATCTCTTTCTTCGTCAGTATCCTCGTCATACGAGAATGAATCTTCAATTAAAAATTCTATTTCATCTGGATTTAAATGAGATTTTGTTTGCTTGTAGTACTCTCTAAGCACGGTCATGTCATCATAACTTGAAAAGTCTTGGTTAAGACGAACATAATCGTCTAATGTACCGCCAGTTTCTTCCATAAAATCTACAACTTTTTGTAAATTTTCAGGCATAGCTTTACCAGTTTCTATTTCTTCTGTTTTAGCTTCAATTAACTCTTCTGTAAGTTCTTTTGTTTCTTCAACAATTTCTTCATCAGTTATTTCTTCTAATACTGGAGTTTGCTCTTCTTGTGCTTGTTTTTCCGGTTGTACTTCTTCTTGTTTTTCTGTGGTAGTGGCATTTTCATCGACTCCAGCCACTCCCTTGTCGATAGGGTTATCTTCTTTAACTTCATCTTGTTTTGGTATTGGTGGTTTATTTAAATTTACTTTTGTTATAGTCTCTTCTTGAACTTGAGACTTCATTGTCATTTTTTGTTTAACTTTTGTAATGTTGCTTTTTGTTTCATTACCAACGGGTTGTTGTTTTACTTTTAACGAGCCAGTTTCGTTGTCAACAATTGGCTCTTCTTTTTGTTTTGCCATAATATAATATAATAATAGTTAATAATTGTTTATCTAGGATCAAATGCACCTAAATCAAATCCGCCTCCTAAGGTATCATTACCTGCAGACTCAAAGTTTTTAGGTGGTTTTTCATTTTTTCTTTGATCTATAAGTTCACTTTGTTGTGATGCTTGTATTTTTGTTCTTTCATCTTTACGATCTTCTTTCATTTTTTCTTTGCTACCAACAGAATCTACATCCATTTGCTTAAGTTGCATATTCATTTGAAACTCCATTTGCATTAATTGTTTTTTATACTGCACTTCTTGAGCTTGTTTCTGAGCTTCTAATTGAGCTTTCATTTGCTCTAATTGCATGTCGGTCTGCACCATAGCCTGAGCTTTTTGAACTTCCATTTGAGCAGCCGCTTGTTGAGCTTTTATATTAGCTTGTGATTGAGCTTGAATATTTTGCTGTTGCATTTGTTGATCTTTTTCTAGCTTTTGTTTTCTGCGTATTTTTAACAATTGATTAGCAAGTTTGATGTTTTTAATTTCTCTAAGATCAATAGCGTCAGAAAGCTCTATCAACTGTTGTTGTAAAGCCATTTGTATATTTTGTTCTAACATGGCTCTTTCTTCTTCATCTGGAGTTAATTCTAAAAATATACCAAAATCATAAAGATGAAGCTGAGACATTTCTTCAAGAGTAGCTACATTATGATTCCCTATTTGTTGTATAAAAGCATTTTTTGTTGGTGAATATTCTATAATATCAGATATTCTAAGAGACAAACACTCAGCCACATTTGATGTTAAAAACAATCCAGCTTGAAGTATATGTCTTGTAGCTGTATTTGAATTAGCCGCCGCTAATTTTTGGACACCAACCAAAGCTTTAGGATCAGGAGTTGCAGCATCTCTAGCTTCATTAAGACCCGTAGTGTCTCTTATCATTTGCATGTAGTAATTGTAAGTACCAATTAAACTTTGCATTTTTTGACCACCAGAACCTGATTGTATTTCTTGTATAGGTACTTTGCCAGGGTTTTGATCTCCTTCAGAGGTCATTGATCTACCTATAACAGATCCTGTTTGAAAAAACATATTTAATGCTTCTTGTGGGTTGTAGTTTGTTCCGTTACCTAAGTCTATTTCAGCAAGACCGTCAGCATCTAAATACACACCATCTGGAACTACGCGGGATAACACTTGTTGTAGTTTTAAATGTGTTAATTGTATCATGTCAGCAAAACCAGTTATTCTACTTACTAAGCTTTCTATTCTACCTTCGTACATTCTTGGTGCAACAATAGAATAACTCATTTTAACTTTAGTGAAATCACTTTTAGGTCTCATCATGTTTTTAGCCATCTCCCACTTAAGTAGCTTGTCAGTACCTAATATCATAGCGCCTTCGTACAAAGTTTCTATTGATCTTTGCAATTTTTCAAATCCACCTTCCATATTTTCCGGCGGGTTAAATGAATCGTCTTTATTTAATAATTTATCAGCTCCAGAACCAGTTTCTTTAACTTTGTAAACTTCATTCATATACGTTTTATAATTAAAATATAAAACCTGCACTGTATTAACATCTAGTAAGTTTGCTTTTGAACGACCTCCTTGTGAGTTTCCTTGTGTGTTTCTTTTGCTTTTTATAATATCTTCTAGCTCATCGTGTTTTAAATGAGGGAATTGTTTTGCTAACTCGTTTATAGGAATTGATTTAACTTCTCCAACATAGTATATGTCATCAAAATAAGGGGAGTCTGTGTATGAATATACTAAATCAGCTGGATCAACATAGTCGATAACAACACCTTCTGATGTGTTAAAAGAAGTTTTAACAGCACCTATACCTAAAACTGCTAAATCATAATAAAATTGCTTTTTAATAAGCTCGTAATTACTGCCATCAAACAAAACGTTTAAAGCTTGTTCTTCAGCAATTTCTACCGCTTGCTTGTAGTTTATCTGCATGTGCAGTTGTAACTCTTCTTCAGAACCTGGTAAATCTACTAAATCACTTTCTTTTATTGATATACCAAAAGCTTCTTCTGTAAACTTATTTAAATCTTGAGTGTCCATATCAGCAAGTATAGTTTCCATATACTCTGTTCTTTTAGCAACGCCGTAAGGATCTTGAGAATAAGCTTTTATGTCGTAAGTTCTTTCAGATATACCGTTCACTACTATATCTACAAACTTAGGTATAATTGGTACTGGTTTCCAGTCTAAATTAAGATAGGACAAATCACCGTTTATAGATAACTCATCCTTGTATTTTTGTATAGACTGCTCACCTCTAGCGTATAATCTTAAATTATGAAAATTGTTTTTATTAGTTTTATACCTATAAGATCCTTTATCCATATAAAACCATTCGCTTTCAATAGCTTTAGCTACTTTTAAACCGTATTCATAGCTCATTTTCTCCAAATCACTCACGACTTGGCTTGGGAAATAATTATTTATAACAGACTCTGCCATATTATTCTTTGATTAATTTAGATGTA